AACTATGTCTAGGTTGGCATCTGGAACAGCTGATTTAGGATCGGGTGATAAAATTAGAGTGGGTAGGATCAATAATACTATTCATACTTTACAGGCAGCCCATAAGGTGGTCAAACAGAATCAAGATCTATTAGAGTCAGCATTAGCTGGAACTGATGCTATTACAGCTGTTGTCAACAAGATGAAAGAAGTTGCAACTGAAGCTCAAGATGATCAATTGACTTCAAGTCAGCGACAAGCATTGATGGATGAATACAATGAATTATCTAAAGAGATTGATTATGTTGCTAAAAATACTGAATATGATGGAACAGAATTGATTGATGGTACTTTTGGAACTAAGAGTTTTATCATTGATGGTGTTAGTGTTGATCAATCTGTTAGTGTTGAATTAGGTGATCTTACGTGGAGTGGACTACAACTTGGTGGTTATACTGACGATCAGGGTGTTATAGTTGTTACTTCAAAATTGGATACTGTTACTGATGCTCAGGATGCGGTGGCCCGTTTGGAAGCTTCTCTGGCCACATTAGAAGGTGAACGATCTAATCAGTTAGCTAAAATTGAGAGGTTTGATTTTACTATTTCTCATATGGAACGTATGATTAGTATTAATGAGGAATCTATTGCTAGTATCAATGATTTTGATGAAGCTTCAGAAATGGCTAAATTGACCAGCTACAGGATTGAACAGCAAACAGCTATCGCATTGATGGCTCAAGCACAGCAATTGTCTGCTAATGTATTGCAATTGTTACAAGGATAAAAAATAGCCTTGACAAACGCTAGCTGGATATGGTATAATATAGTATAATGAAAAATGGAATAAGTGAAAAGGATTTTTTAGAGTTGACTAACTCACATACTTCAAAATCCTTTTCACTTGAAATAGAGAAAATGGTTAGAGTAAATCAATCGAGTTATATAGATGCAGTTTTGGAATACTGCATTCAGAAAGATATTGATGCATCAATTATTCCAAAATTGGTTAATAGACAGTTAAAGGATAAGCTTGAAACTGAAGCTAAGAAATTGAATTTTATTGTAGATAATACAGTTGAATTGCCAATATGACAGCGTTTGAAGTTTATAAGATTTATTTGTCTGTGAAGTTGCATTTTACTAGTGAACATTTTGATATGACTAAAGGAACAGGTGGAGTTAAATGTAAAGAGACTACATTTAATAAAAGGCAAGATTGTCATTTTTTTGAGCGATTAAGTAGAAAATATCGTTCAAGTGAATTATTGGGTTTGTTTGTTTCACATTTTGTTTCCGAATCACAATTTAATAAGTTGTACGGAGATGATGCAGATGATACATACAAAGAATGGAAAAAACGTATACAGAGAATGAGCTATACATTTGAAAATGATATCAAATCATTGAATAAAGTAACTGACAATTTCAATAGTTTATTTTCTGTTAATGGATCTGGATGGCCAGTATTGTTTGATTTACAAAGGATTGATGATATATCTATTGAAACATTTGTTATAATGGATAAATTGTTAGACTTTATTCCGCAATTCGACACAGATATAAAAGAAACACGTCGATGGCCACAAACAAGCTTGACTTGCAAGAAGTATTCAAAATTTCTTCAGGTTGATGAAAGTAAATATCGTAATATACTACGCAATACAGTAGTAATGAATAAGCAATTACACGCAGCAATATAAAGAATAAGAGGATACATATGTCTAGTTTTGCACAAATGAAGCAGAATCGTCAATCTCAACTCGCCAATTTAACAACTGAATTAGAAAAAACTCAAACGGTTACTAGTTACGTGGATGATCGCATTTGGAAATGTGAACGTGATAAATCTGGTAATGGGTATGCAGTTATTCGATTTTTACCACCAAGTGAAGGTGAAGATTTGCCATGGATACGAGTATGGGATCATGGATTTCAAGGGCCAGGTGGCTGGTACATTGAAAATTCATTGACAACTTTACAACAAAATGATCCAGTTTCAGAATACAATACATCATTGTGGAACAATGGTACACAGGCTGGGAAAGATCAGGCACGTAAACAAAAACGTCGCTTGAATTACTATAGTAATATTTTAGTAGTTAAAGATCCAGCCAATCCTGAAAATGAAGGTGAAGTTAGAATCTTTCGTTATGGTAAAAAGATCTTTGATAAAATCAATGATGTAATGAATCCAGAATTTGAGGATGAATCGCCTGTTAATCCTTTTGATTTTTGGACAGGCGCTAATTTCAAAATTAAAGTCAGAATGGTTGAAGGATATGTCAATTATGACAAATCTGAATTTGATCCGATTGCACCTTTAGCTGGGAGTGATGAAGAACTTCAATCAGTATGGGAAAAGCAATATCTATTGAATGATTTCCTAGCAGCTGATAAGTTTAAGAGTTATGGTGAATTGAAAGCCAAGCTCAATCGAGTATTGGGTATTGGTATTGATGATAGTGAAGATATAGCTACACCATTTGATGAAAGCGATGAACCTGATATTCCAGCACAGGCTTCAGGGGAATCTACTGAAACACTTTCTTATTTTCAGAAGTTAGCTAACGAAGAATATTAAGATTTAGTCTTAGTTTGTAAGAGAAAAGGGCTTCTGTTTTATCAGAAGCCCTTTTTTTGTTATATAGTTTGGACTAGGTTATTAGCCATCGACCAATGCAGAGACTCATCTCTTATTTGTGGTTTGATGAAATTACTTTGATTGGAATTAGCAATAGTGGTATTGCTAATTACATTATTTTGATTCATAGACGATTGATCCGCAGTTCTTGAATCTTTTAATTGTTGATTTTCAGTTGATGTATCAAATATCCCTTCTCGTTCAGTTCCAGCTACATTTAATGATTCAGTTTTAGCTATAGCTAAATCTATTAATTTTCCTGCAAATGGTATTGCGCTTAGAGCAGCCATAGATAGTATTACACCACCAAGAGCTTTAGCATCTTTGGCGAATCCTTTGACAGATTTACCTAATATTAAAAATCCATCTGCTAGGTTTCTTATTTTTTCAGGTTCATGATCTAATAATTTTGATAATCCTAATGCAGCTGCACCTAAAGCCAATAAAGATGGTATTGCAATTGCACTAGTAATACCAAATGCTGCTAGTGAAATGCCTAGTGTGACAAATCCCGCAGCTAAACCTAATAGATTTTGGAATGGTATGTTAGCCAGTTCTACAATAGAAGCAGTGATAGTCTGGATGCCAGTGATTACTAAATTTCCTACAGTAGATACGAATGATACTAATCCATTTATTAATCCTAGTATTGTATTTCCTATTATTTTGATTACAGGTACAAGGACTTTTACTCCGAAATCTACTATTTTGCCTAGAACGCTTATAATTAAATTTGCAAATACTTGAAGAGCTGGTGTAGCTAATCTTAATGCGAATCCCATACCGATTAGAGATATAGTTATAGCACCTAATGCTAAAGCGCCTATTCCCAACGAATAAGGATCAATTTTACCTAAAGCTTTAAATAAGAAAGCAATACCTTTACCTAAACCTTTCATTAAAGTAATAAATGTATTGGTAATAACTTTAGCTATTTTTTGTACAATACTACCAATACCATCAACAAATGTTTTAATGAGATTTAAGGCGGATTTTAGAACTCCGCTTATTCCATCTACAAAAGCTTTGATTGTGTCAAATATTCCTGTTACAATACCTTTTAGTCCACCACCTAATCCTTGACCTATTTTTTCTAGGAAGCCTGGACTTTTAACTTCTATTTCTTTATCTTCTTCTGGTATAGATGTGCCTTCTTGAGCAGCAACTAGTTCATCATGTCGTTGTTGTTCTTCAGCTGCTCTTTCTTTTTTACCTGCACTTTCTTTTCTTTCTTCTGTAACAAATATATCTTTTATAGCAGATATATCAGTTTGTATAAGAGTTAAAGTATCTCTTATTGCTTCAAGGTAGGGTGGGCTGCCATGTAATCCATCACTAATAGTCTGTAATTCTGTAGTTTGAGTTTCTATTTCTGATACTAATTCAGGAGTTGCTTCTTGTGTATTTTCTGTGAGTTCTTTTAGATCGGATTGTTGTACTTCTTCTTGTCTGGCTTGTGCTACATCTACTTTACCTAGAGAAAATACCTTTCCAATACCACCAATTAAATTTTCTGCTATATTCCCTGATGCACCTAATTCTTCTTTTCTTTCAAATTCTTCTTTTTCTGCAGAAGTCATTTGTTCAAACTGTTGTTCTTTTTTCTTTTCTGCAGTTTCTTTCTTTTGGCGAAGTACTTCTGGACTAGTAAACATTTCTCTGATACCGCCAAACATTTTATCATCGCCAAGGGTTTCACTTTTACCAAATAATTTTGATCCTAAATCAATAGTTTTACCAAATCCAGTTTCTTTAAATGATGCAGATGCTGTTTCAGTTAAACCTTTGAGGCCACCAGTTAAACCTTTTCCTATGTTTCCGAATAAACCTTGAAATGCATTGAGTGGATCAGCTACTCTATCTTCTATTTGTTTTTGTCTATCTTGTAATAGTGTTTGTGTTTTTGCAGCTTTAATTTTTTCATTATTTAAATGATCTATTTCTTGTTCAGATAAGTTTTGTCTTTCGCTTCTTAATTTAGTGTTTATGTCTCTTATTTTTTCTTGGGCTTTATATTCAGCTATAGCTACAGATTTCCTCTCATCTAATTGTTCTTCTGTTGCATCTGTATTAGCTTCTTCATAATCTCTTATTTTTTCGGACAATTTTTGAACTTCTAATGATCTTTTTATTTGTCTATTAAGAGCTCTTTTTTCTGCTTTAAGAGATTCTTCATCAGCTGCAGTTGTTGCAACTGCTATTTCGGCTTCTTTATCTCTGAGATCTTGGCGCATTTGTTTGCGTTGATCTGCTAAAAGTTGTTGCCTTTCTAAATGTTCGATTTCTTTATCTCTAGCCATTTAATTACCTTTTAGATTTTAGTCGTGCATTTTCTTTGCGAATTCTTTCATTTTCCTTTTCTATGTAATCTTTTAATAAGCCAATGTAGATTTCTCTTTCAAATGGTATCATACTTTCTAGTTCACTCAAGCTATATTTATGGTGTTGAATCATGGAAAAATTAGTAACATACATATTACTTAAACTGTCATGACCCAACGCTATCCGAAAAAATTTTGTAGCCCTTCTACCTTTATTGTATCATTATAATCACAGCTTCTGCAATTATAATCTACATTATGTGAAAGTTTGGGCATAGTTTCAAAGAATGTCTGAATATCAGCGAATTGCCCTTGAGTTAATCCTTCAAAAAATTCTTCTTTTTCATCTTTGTTATAATCAGCCATGTCATGTGTATCATCGCCATTCCAGATAAAACCTACACAGTCTTGAATCATATTCATTGTATCTTCGACATTCATATCTCCGCTAGGATTGATACTTTTTAGAATATTTACTGTAGGATATTTCATAGAGATACCAATTGTATCTGTTAGATTTATTTCATTGCTATGATCTTCAGATTTTTCTATGGTTACTTGTTCTAAATCAATAGATGTTTGATTACTGGTATCACAATCTGGACAGGTTAATCCAACTACGCTTTCAGCACCAATTGATTTGGTTCTTAGATTGAGGAAAATATATTCTAAATCGAAAACAGGAAGATTATCTACATTAATTTCTTCTGATACACAATTTGTAATAATTTGTTTAATACCATTGATCATTTCCAATTGATCTTCACCTTCCATGGCCATCAAAAGTATTTTTTCTTCTTTTACTAGGAACGGCCTGTAAGATATTTCTCTGTTGTTAGATGGTAGTGTGAGTTGGTAAATAGGCACATCAAGTTTTGGTAAAGCCATAATTTAAAATCTCCTAAGTTATAATATTATTTTTTATAAGATTGTCATCTTCTGTATTTTGCATTACTACCCATCGACTGTAATTAAAAGTGACATTGAGTTTTAGGACATCAGTGTTGTCATATCCTATTTCTTGGTCAGGCATACTGATGGGAAATGCCTCTACTATTCGTATTTTATATGTTACATCATTAGCTAGATTATATTTTGTAATTGTTATATCTGTTACATAATTTTGTCTAAATTCGTATAGTGGAAAATTTCCTGCATTTATTGGGTGTATTAGTAAGAACCAATTATTAAAAAATCTTCTTTCTTGCATACTTTCACTGCAGAGAAAACCCATTTCAAAATCTTCAAAGGTAGCTTCAAAGGGATATACATAATCTGGGCCAATGTCAGGAATAGATGCTGTTTCAAAAGCTATTCCTGGCAGTGATGCCATTTCACACATTATAGTGAGTGCTTCTGTCTGGAATTGGGAATTATTTAGGCCAGGTGGTGGGGGAATTGAAACTTTGTATCTATTAGCGGTTGCTGGCCCACCTTGCCTATTTAAATAGTTTCTTATTGTTGAAATGTTACTTCGCACGTAAAGATCTCCTTGAATCGTTCCACACATCTTGCTTTCTACCCTTAATAAATTTTTCAGTGGGTAGCATAATAGTTGAGAACCAATCATCGTCATCGACTTTTAGAAATAAACTTTTACATTGAGCGTATAAGTATCTTTTGAAACATGGCCTAAAAAACATATATCTAGCAGTTTGTTTTAATATACTATAGCTAATACTTACTCTGTCTATTAGTTTTATGTGTGGACTCAATAATGGCCTTAAATTATTGATCAACATAGCTCTGTGTTTTGGTTGTATGTAGTGTAAGTTTAGTGCACTGAATCCATCACTAGTTCTGCCTATAACAATTGCTAATGGATATTTGTCATAATAATCTAATCTCGATTTTGTTTTAGGTTCATAAAAAAACATGTACATATGGCCAATTTTAACTGTTCGATCTAAATCACCTGCTTTTTTTCTTAGAGTAGCTGGTACACGTACTTTTAATTTTTGTAGTTGTGCTCTAAACCATTTTCTGGCTGATTCGTCAGCTTTAACTCCAGGCTGTTTTTGTGATTGAAAAAATCTTGCTACTTCGGCTAACATAAAATTATTTATAAAGATGATCTTCGGTTAGTATTTGAAATATCCATTTTCTTTTCTCGCAGTACTTTTTAGCTGCTTCCCATTTTGAATGATTGGTGACATAGGTTTTTGATTCAGTTAAATATCTTTTTGATCTTTTCTTCTTTGGTTTTTTAGGCGGAACAGTTTGTTTCTTTGGTTTTATTTCTATAATTTTCTTAGATATAGTTCCATCTCTATTTAGACTTTTTATAAAGAAGTCAGGGAAATATCTTCTGTATTTTTTGTCAACTGGTGAATAATAAGGTATAATTATTTCTTCACTTGACCATTCTAGTATAGATGGATTACTATCACAGTATTTCATAAAGCTTCTTTCCCATAGAGATCTATACACAATTTTTTTAGGATTGCCTTTGTATTTATTTCTATTTTTGGGAATGAATTTACCTGAATACGCCATATATATATTTATAAATACAGATAGATTGTATAGGAGAATTTTATGGCTTTATTGAAATTTCCAGATAGCTTGAATGATTGTGTTAAATATTCACCATTAAAACATAATGGTGCACCATTGCCTGAGGCATGGAATATATTTTTGCAAATGCCAGCTGAAATTCCAGGCGATAGTCGAAGCTATGAATGGGGTGCAGAAACAGATGTTATTACTAAGACAGGAGTAAGTGCATCAGATTTAAATAGTGTTGGGGCAGCTACTAATGCAGCGAAAACTTACTTAACTCGGCGAGGAGGAGCAGAATTGCGAAATAAAGCTGCTGAGGTAGCAGGGAAAATTATGAGTGAAGAATCAGATGCCATAATAAAAGCTGTCAATAGACGCAGGGGAATAGCTGAAAAAGGACATGAAGAAATGTTTTTTAATGATGTTGGCCGTCGATCTTTTGAATTTTCTCATGAGATGCTAGCACACAATGAAGAAGAAACTAATATCATCCGCAGTATTATATCTACCTTTCAAACTTATGCAGCGCCTGGCGAAAGTTCAAATCTTCTTGAATTTTCTCATTGGACATATCCTTCAAGTTGGACAATTAGTTTTTTAAATGTTGTTAGTAGGGATGAAGATGAAGATCTTGATAATGATGGCCTTATGGTCAATGAGTATTTACCCACTATTGGCCGTTGTGTTTTAAAAGATTTTAATGTAGACTATTTTGGAGAAGGTTATGCGACATTTAAAAATCATGCTCCAGTGATGGTAAAAATGTCCTTGACATTTGAAGAAATGCAATTACTTTCTAGCGTGGATACAAGGTAAAGGGGTGTATAATGCCATCTAAATATTTTGCAGAATTTCCTAAAATAAATGTTAGTAATCGGGATGGAATACTTAAAGAGGCTACTGATATTTTTAGGCGAGTTAGAGTCAGAGAAGATTTCAAAGAATTGGTATCTGCTTATTATACTAGAGATTTGACTGATGCAGAAAGGCCAGATTTATTAGCACATCAAGAATATGGAGTTTCTACACTACATTGGGCATTGATGCTAGTTAATGATGTTGTAAATCCATATCATGAATGGGTTATGGTCGATAAAGTATTGGAGAATTTTGTAGCTACTAAATATCCAGATAAGTATTTGGTTTTGGCTGATACCCATTTTAACAGTGCTACTAAATTATTTTTACCTAATGAAACTATTACGGGTAGCAACTCGCCTGTTGCAACAGGTACAATAGTCAATTTTGATACAACTAATAATCAAATAATATACAAATC